TACTCTTACTGAATAAGAATATATACTCATGTGCCTTAGTGCATCTATCCTTTACACTCTCTGGCATTGGGTTAGGTTTGTTCCATATTATGTCTTGCCTTAGTATCCAACCATCATCTTGCATAGCGAAGGCAACACGCCAAGGTATACCGATAAGACTTTTAGGTGGCAGTCCTGTTCTTTCCTTCATAGTGCTATGACTTGATATGTTTCCGTACTTCTTTTGCATCTCTGTTGATCTATTCGTTGATCCTGAAATTGCATTAGTATTAAATCCTTTGCCGTTCTGAGCTCCGTAACTATCACCTATGTTTAACCATACTGTGCCATCATCACGAAGGACACGCTTTACTTCTTTAAATACATTAACCAGGTTATCTACAAATTCTTTAGGAGTTTCTTCTAAACCAAGCTGTCCTTCAACACCATAATCTCTTAGTGCAAAGTATGGCGGACTTGTTATGCAGGTATGTATGCTTTGATCTTTTAGTTGTTTTAACGAATCAAGACAATCTCCTGCGTATATATCTATCTTCATATTTCATTTCCCCAGACATCCCACCCTTTAAATGTTTCATCACCGAACAAATCATTTTGTTTTCTTGCAAACAGTTCAATACGAGGCAGGTCGCCACAAAGTTCTACAATGCTTTCTCTTACAACGCCTGGCTTTTTTGAGTGTTTATCAATAGGCTCATAAACAATTTGGTGCACTGACTTAGAAACTCTTTTAGGCTTACCTTTAGTAGCTAACAAACATATCTCATTGTTTGCTCTTGTCCAATAACCTAAACCCCAAAAGAAACTATCTGCTTTTTTGTTTTTTTTAACCCAACTAAAACCACACGTTTTGTAAGTAAATCCCCACTCTTCTATAGTTTGCAACCCTTCTTTTAATAAAGGGTAGGTAACCCAAATAAAAAGTACACAATCATCATCTGCTATATCTTGCACTGGTAAATCGTATATATCTTGGATATCCATGCAAGCGTATTCTTTTTGTGGATCACGAATATTAGCATCTGTTGATGTGCCCTCAGTTCTTTTTTTCGATTGATATTTAAACTGCCACGGCGGATCAGCGTATATTATGTTGTATTTTTTATTAGGTAGCTCAATCACCCTCTCTCCTTATAATAAACTCTTACCATATACTTTCTTACAACTGCTACCAAAGTAAACACTGATACTTGTATTACAGATGTAGCTACAAGACTTACCTCTAAGTATTTACACAGACTAAGCAAACCAAAGCTAATCGGAAAGGACATAATCAATCCTATGCTGACATCATTCATAGCTTCATTTAATGATTCTTTATCTATCTTAATCATCTTTCCAAGGTCGTTTCATTTCATTGTCTGCTAAATAATACCAAGTATTCTTACCAGGTACGTTATGATTCTTTACTCTTTCGCCTAGATACTTCTGCACATAACTTACTGCATAACGAGCGGCCCTCTCTCCTGATGCCATCTCATTTTCTTTAAGAGTTTTTCTTGCTAATAGTTCTAGTTCTTGTCTTGTATAAAACTTTTGTTTACTCATACCTGATGCTACTACTCTTGCAATCTCTACCTCATCAGGACTGTCTTGTGCATCTACTACCTTGAAGTATCCTTTTTCAAAATCAAAGTATGCTAGATGCTGATCAGGTTCTCTTGCATTACGAGCTTCATAGAATAATGTTATGTTTGGTTTCTTACCCGACAGCTTAACACCTGAATCCATCCACCCAGCGAAAGCACTACCGCCCCTAGCTGACATGAAAGATAAATCATCTGCCCTTTCTTTACCAGTATGGTGAGCAATGATCACTGCTACTTTATATAGTTCAATAAGTTTATCTACTCTTGATAACATCTCATGTATCTCTGAGTTGGAGTTCTCTTCTCCACTAAAGAAATTAATAATAGGATCTATCATTACCAAGTCTGGTTTATGAAACTCTATACTCTCTGCGATAGCATCTATGTCGCTGTCCCTCATGATGTTCTTTCTTAATCTACCTGATGCTATAAGGTTTGACTTACCTAAGTTGTATAGTTCAGGATCATGATGATAGGGTTGATAATACATCTCAATTCTTTTCTTTAAGAACTCATGAATGATCTCTGCTTGTAGCCACATTACTTTGATAGGTCTTGAGAAACTCATACCCATAAAGTCTGTGCCTGTAGTAGCTGCTGCCGCGAATGCTCCTAGCCAATGCGACTTACCTATCTTTGGTTTACCTAGCAGTAAGACTCTGGATTGTTCAAAGACAAAAGCATCTCCCCAATACTGCTCAATCCTACTGCTGTCCATTGAATCCCAAAAGGGATCGTTAAATGATTTGAGTCCAAGAGGATCGCTTTGTATATCATCCTTAGCTTTTACTATAGGATCTTCTTGATCCATAATTTCTTTTAAATCATCTGTTAATTGTATCTGCCACTGACTTGTATTCCATTTTTGTATACCGCTTTCTTCTTCAGGATTTCTTTTCAGGTGTCCAGCACAAATGCTTTGAGTTGTATTTAATACTTCTTGCACACTCATAGGTGGGTTGTTTGTTTGATTCCAATCCAATGCTTTGATTACAACTTCTCTCATGCCCCAACCTTCTAGTATCCATTTACCTACTAGCCTAGCAAGGGTGTCGTTTCGCATTCCTGTTTGCACACCATCTGTTGTTAGTGGTGTCTTACTTTCTGTGTTGATCTTACCTGTGTTGTTATAGTCATAAATAATATTCATGTCTTGACTATTAAGAGTAGGTAAATCATCAAGTGAATCTACGACAGCTCCTTCGACTACTTCAAACTGATAATTAACAGAAGGACTGACCATGACATAGCCACCCTCTCCTCTTATATCTAATTTACCTGTAGTGTTTCTTATCTTTAGATCATCATTGATAGCATAGAAGTAATGATAGCCACCACGAGGTGTCTTTTGTTTTAACATTGTTCTTGTTATCTGACCTGACTCACAAAAATCACATGCCTCTTGGGTGTCTGCATCTAGCACTATAAATGTTACGCCTGTGATAGCAGCCCAGTTGCAATCTTTAAATTGTAGATACCATTGCTTGACTTCATTAAGAGTAGGTTGCTTCTCTATATAGTCAGCCCATTTTACTCTTGGTGTTTTTGACCAACGCTTTTGTAAAACCATATCGTCTTCAAAGGGATGTCTGCTTTTAAAGTATTCAGGTATGATATCGTTTGTAGATCCGCATGGTATTAGATGAAAATTATTTTCATGATATGACATGAGCATATCTTTACGCTCATCATTAGCTATGTCTTGTCCGACTGTGTTTGGTTTTATTTCTATTGGCATTCGTCTACTGATCCATAAATGTTTTCCCAACCTAAAGCATAGCCTGTCATCTTAATAAGTTTCTTAGCTTGATTGACTGAGGGTTGCCTGGTTCCGTATCGCCAAGATCTAACAGTATCAATAGATACACCTAAGTCTTTGGCTAACTTATCCTCACCTCTTTTAACAATGTAGTCTTTAAGTTCCATAGTTCTCCTTATATAGAATGGTATAAGTTAATGCTCTTATAGGGGTTGAGTGAGGAGTTTTATATTTGATATATAACTTCATTAACTCATACCAAATATCATCTTAACATTGCTCTTTACAATAAGTAAAGAATTTTATTACAAAAGTGTTGACAATATTTTTGATAGGCGTATCATCTATCTTGTATTTAAAAAATGGAGCCTTATATGAAAGACTATTCTACGCTATCTCTACCTCAACTTTTGATGGAGAAGAAAAAGAATCTAGCAAAACAAGCTGAACTAAAAGAACAAAGTGCACAGCTTGATTTTGCAATCACCAAACATCCTGATGTGCATAAGCAAGTCAACAGACTTTCTAACACTGGCGGATCTACTCGGGTACATCTTAATGGTGTCATACCAAAAGACTTACGAGTTAATTATAAAATAACAAGATCATGGGATCAGAGTTTTTTATCTAAAGTAAAAGACGAGATACCTGAAGATCTATTTCCTTTCACAACTGTATACAAAGAAGATACTGCTCTATCTAAAATGATAGAAGCAAATCATCAAGACATCTTTGATAAGTTTCAAGAAGGATTACAAACCAAGATTAATGAACGACCATACATCCAGTTCGTTGATCCATTAAAAGGAGCTGAGTAATGAGCAAATCAAAAAAAGAACTAGCACACGATAAATTTTTTTATGATCTTTGTGATGCAACTGAGAATGCTGCCATGGAAGATCTTGATGTTCCACATGTAGTATTTGTAGGCATACAATACTTTACGCAGTTAGCATTAGATTGTGCACCCAATAACAAACAGGCAAAAGAACTTATAAAAGACGCAATGAAAAGTGCTAAGAAGGAGGAACTATGAACATACATTACAGTGCAGTCATAATGCAAATTAAAGATACGATTAAAAGAGAGGTAGCACCTGGTTTACATTCTGCTTGGGTTAATAAAATATTAACTATCATAGATGATGTAGAAACAGTTGCAGATGAAATGACTTCTCAAGGTTTAGTGTCTATGAACAATGAGGAGGTCGACAAGTATGAGTCTATTGAATAGCGTGACTACGGGAATACAGATCCCTTCAATTAAAATAAACCTATCTGGTACAGATGGCATTGGTAAAACTACCTTTGCAAGTCAAGCACCAAACCCTATCTTTATAAAGACAGAAGCTGGTACTAACTATATAGATACAGCATCCTTTCCTTTATGTGAAAGCTATGACGACATACTAATACAAATCAAAACTTTGTATGAAGAAGATCATGACTACAAGACAGTGGTCTTTGATACAACTGACTGGGCTGAGAAATTAGTACAGCAAAAGGTATGTCAGATAC